GGATTATAGTCCAGAGGAAAGATTGCAATTTATAGAACAGTTAAGTTCAAAACAATTTAAAGAAGTAGAGAAATTTTTTGCAACAATGCCTAAATTATCTCATACTATTGAAGTGACAAACCCAAATACAAAAAAGAAAAGTAGTGTCGTTTTAGAGGGTCTAGTCGATTTTTTCGGCTAAGTATTGCAAGAGAGGATTTAGAGGCACACTATCGAATTAATTTCGCCCTCATGCAATACCATAAATATTCATTAACTGAGATTGAAAATATGATGCCTTGGGAAAGAGAGATTTATTTGGCTCTTTTAACGGATTATATTGAAAGTGAAAATTTAAAGAGACAACAAGCAGAGGGTGTCCAAAGGTATGGATGAAGAACAGGAAATTCTCCAGTCGAGTTTACAACAATCTGACAAAATTTCTATCGGTAGTTTTTTTGGATCACCGATTGGTGGATTGGCTAATCGTGCCATATCGCAATCAAATACTAGTTTAAAATCTTCAATAACAAATCGTAATTTAATCGCAACTCTACAAGCAAGCATTGAATTACTTAGAGGTCAATTACAACAAATAACAAATTATGTTCTTATTGATAGACAAGAGAGAAGTCGTATAATAAAACAAAGAGAAACAGAGGCTTTTGAAAGAGAGGATGCAATACAAAAAGGAATAATAAGACCTGAGAATGCTCAACCAATAGGTTTAGAAGATGCTCAACCATTTTTTCCTGAGAATCGATTCTCTCAAGGTCTAACAGCTGGTATGTCAAGTATCGGTGATCCTAAAGGTGTTACTAAATTTCAACAAGATGTATTAGGCATAGAAGCTGAGGGTTCAAAATCCTTTCGTTTTGGTGGTCTTGTGCCTGGCAGTGGTAATGCTGATACCGTTAATGCTAAACTAACGCCTGGTGAATTTGTTGTTCCAAAGAAAACTGTTGAAAATTTTAGTTCTAATTTCTTTAATGATTTAACTGATTCAAAACCAGAAACTAATACATACAGTTCATCCATACAATACTCCACAAGAGGAAATCCAAAAACAGGAGAGATAGAAGTTGACCCTAATTCTTTAGAGTACCCCTTCATGCTTGAGGCAGCGACTCAACAGTTTTATCAGGATAAGGTTGAAGAATTGGAATCTGAAATTTTTGATGCAAAATTAGAGGCAAAAGTAGGAGGATATAAACCTGATATTTCTAACTTAGAGGAAGAACTTAATAAGTATAAGGGAAAATATGACGATACATTAGAGTATGGTACTCGTTATAATGTTGGGGGTAATAAGGATAATAAGGAAGATGATAAGGAAGGAGGATTCTTTAAAAATTTATTTGGTAAGAAAAAGAATGAAAATATTAAAAGTGATGATAAAGAAAATAAAGGATTGTTTGGTGGATTATTTGGTGGAAATAAAAAAAATGAAAATGTTAGAAATAATGATAAGAATGTAAAGTTTAATACTTATGAAGATTATGATGATGACTTTAGTGATCCATTTTTTGATGATGGTGTGGGGTTTGATGAGTTAATAAATGATGATTCAGTTAAATCTGGAGATAAAAGAGGTTTATTTGGTGTAATAGGTGGAACTATAGACGCTGCCACTGGCAATCTTACAGACTTTGATAAACGAGGTGGTAAACCATTCGGATTGATGAGAGGTATCACTGGCTCTATCGATGCTATGACAGGTGGATTGACTGACTTAGATCGCAGAGGTGGTAAACCATTCGGTCTGATGAGAGGCATCACTGGTATAGCTGATGCTATGACAGGGAATAAATTTGATTTTGATCGAAGAGGGGATGGAAAGAGTAAAAATAAATTTTACGATAAAGATGGCAATTATATCGGAGACAATGAAAGAACATTAGCGTTTGAAAAAAAGAAAAATGAACTTTTAGAAAAAAGGAATAAAATTCCAATGGAAACCACTGTAAATCCTGATGGATCAATTACAAGTAAAGGATCTGGAACATTAATCGGTGGTGAACTTTTCACCCCTGGCCAGCCTTTGACTGAAAATCAAAAAATGAGGATACAGTTCGGATTATCAATGGGAAATACATATAGTGAAGAAATAATGAAAAGTTATAATATGGAACCCATTAAATCAGAAGATATAAGACCAGAGGAGGAAAAATCAAAAAATCTTAAATCAGAAGATATAAGACCAGAGGAGGAAAAATCAAAAAATCTTAAACCAGAACAAACTCTTGGTGAAAGATTTATGAATATATTCAGAGGGAAGGATGAAGAATTGACAAAAGGTTTCTCAACATATCCCTCTAAATCTGAAACACCCTCTATTGAACCCGCCAGTCAAAATAATCTTAAAGTTGCTCCTAGTGAATCTATAAAAACTGTTGCTCAAGGTTTAATGACCCCACCTCCACCACCACAATCAGAAACAATTGAACTACCACCACAAACTCAAGGTGACGCTGGTGGTGGCGGTGGTATCCAAGGTGGAGTTCCACAATTTAAACCCTCTACGCCTAATCATGATCCATTGACAGGCACTGAGAGTCCATTGATTTTTGTTGAAGTGATATCCAATCCTTTCCTATCAATACCGTAAAATGACAATAAATACAAAAAAATTTTTTAATGAGAATGAATTACCAGATTTGCCAGGTCTTGGTGGAGGTGGTGGTGGAACTGATTCAATAACATCAAAAGCAAAGACTAAGACAATTGGTAATTATATGAAAGACGCATTTAAAATATCAACTATCCCTGCTAGATTTTTACTTGGAATAAAATCACCAGAGGATCCTCTATCAAAATTTGCTGCTCCTAGCACCCCAGAAGATAAGGTAAGCAGTGCGATTTCCAATTATAATCAAATGATACAACCAAACATTACTGAACAAGATAATGTAAATACTATTGCTGCTAGCATAAATCAAAGTGTGGGTCAATCTGAAAAAACAACCACAGTGATTCAACCTGTAATTAATAATGTGCAAGTGCCAACACCTGTTCCTCAACCAACTCCAGTTCCTATAAAAGGTAAAACTAATACGATAGTAATTGATGGAAAAAACAGTAACACATTAGCTAAATTAATAAAATAATGGAAAAAAAATTTATAATTAACGATTGTTCATTAATACCATCAGAGGGTTCTTCCTTAAAACAGGAATTCAACATAGCTGGTGGTAATCCGAGTATCACATATTTTGAGAGTATTAAAAGTCCAGCAATATCATTGTCATTAAATTTTATTGACGTTGATCAATTAATAAGTCGTGAAGGAATCACTGGTGGTGAATATTTATCTTTAAGAATCAAAGTTCAAGGATACGATAAAGAATTTGAAATCAAACCAGATAAACATTTACTAATGCTTAACTCTGTTAAAAATGTCACAACATCTTCATCTAAACAGGTTGCAACTTTAGAATTTTTATCAGTTGAAGCGATTATTAATGAAACCTCAAGAGTAAATCAGAGATTTACTGGTAATGTTACAGATACGGTAAAAAAATTATTAAAGAATAAAAAAGGAATAGAAACAAAAAAAAATTTAGATAGTGATCAAGCGACAAATTCATATTCCTTTGTAGGTAATTTAAAAAGACCATTTGATACTATTCAATGGTTGTGTTCAAAAACTCAATCATCAAAAGATGGCACTGGTTTTTTATTTTTTGAAACTCTTGATGGTTATGTTTTTAAGTCGATTGAAAGTTTATTAGATGGTGAAGCGGTTGAATATAAAAAATCTGAAACTCCAGATGAATCATCTGGACTTACAATCCTAGAAAATAATTTAAATCAAACAAGTGATATTGGTATGAGTTGTAGAATGGGAATGTATGCAAATAAAACAATTTATATTAATATTGACAATGCAACTCTAAAAACTGTTGACTATAGAATCGAAAGTTTGAAATTGAAAAAACCACCAAAATTACCAAATGGATTAGAAAAAAATCCAACTCGATTGATGTTAAGAATTTTAGACAAATGTGCTCTACAAAAAGGATCTAAAAAGGATGAAATACAAAAAGAAAATGAGCTTGCCATTTACCAAAGTAAGTCTTATGCTAGAGCTAATTTAATATTTTCACAGTCTATGAGTGTTTCCATTCCATTTAATCCAGAACTAAGAGCTGGTCAAATGTTGGATCTTAGATTTCCACTTAGAAAAAGTGAGGGTGATGATCAAGAAAAAACCACATATGGAACGGAGTCTGATGATGACATTAGTGGAAAGTATTTAATATCAGAGTTAAAACATAACATAGCTGGTAATCGAGCTAATACTGAGGTAACTCTAATTCGTGATGCCTTTACCGCTTAAATAAAAGAAACAGGAGAATCAAATGAAATCAATCGAAGATCACATCGAATACGACAAGAAAATTGCTGACGATCCACAAGCGAATCCAGCAGCAAGAAGACATGCAAAAGAAGAACTACATGAACTTGAAGAGTATGTCGAACATCATAAAGAAGAAATTCAGGCAGGCGATCATCATGATCCTAACGCTTTGGAATTATTTTGCGACCAACACCCAGATGAACCTGAGTGTTTAATATACGACGATTAATTAGATGTATCAACCATCAACAAATTTTTGGGGAAAAGATCCTATGAACTGGTGGATTGGTCAAGTGACCGATCCAGAGAAGGGAAAGTGGGGAGATTGTCTTGAAAGCACTCAAGCAGCGAATGGAGAGGAAATCAATGGTTTTAGATGCCGAGTTCGTATCGTTGGATATCATGATTGTGCAGATGATCTCCCTGATGAGGATTTACCCTTAGCACATATTCTACTGCCACCAAACACTGCAACCACTGGTGGTTGTGGAGAGACAGTGCAATATCAAGGTGGAGAAGTTGTTGTTGGATTTTTTATTGATGGTGAGGATGCACAACAACCAGTGATATTTGGAACTTTGTTCAAACAACCATTTATCCGTGATGAACTAACTACATCACAATTTAAAGCAAAGAAACAAACTTGTTTTGTGCCTTATACTCCACCAAAAGTAGTTCAAACATCTGGTAAACAAAATCAATATCAAGAATCACCTTGGCCTCGTGCATTTACAGCTGGTGAAGTTGCAAAAAGTATAGCTGCAAAACAAAAAGAGGCATCAACAAACATTGTTACTGATGCATTTAGTCCTTGTGAAGATAATGAAATATCAAAAATAAGTAATGCGATAAAAGATTTCACTCGAAAAATGGAGACTCTTCAAGACTTGAATGAATCTTCTTCATACATTGATCCGATATATGGGGGTATTGTTGATATTCAATCAGAGGTGCAGTTAGCGACAAATAGAATTCATAATTCAATGACGAAGTTAGTTCGTCGTGGTCGTTCATGGTTGATTCAAGATACTCTTGATAAATTAGACAAAAGAATGGAAGATAGTGTTGATAAATTTAATCAGGTTGTTTTAGGTCAGGCCACTAACGCACTCACAAGCGTGATTTTCTGTAACATAGAGAAAATACAGGATGGATTAGTTGATTATCTATCTAAAAGTCTAGAGAACATGATCGGACAAGTTTTAGATGTTCCCATTTGTGGGGTAGAAAATTTTATGAGTGACATGTTTGGACAGATCAATAATCTTTTAGATTCAAGTCTTGGTGGTATGTTTGACCAACTGAATAATATTCAAGGTGGTGGTATCGCACTTCCGAGTGAAACATTTTCTAAGGCAATTAGATTTGCAAACATTCTCACAAATGTTCTTGATTGTGATAAGGCTAATTGCCCTCCAGAACCAACATCATATTCTTCAAAGGGTGGTGTTTCAAAATCACTTGAAGATAGTTTTGATAATATAATTGATAAAGTTGGTTTGAATCAGAAACTAACTCCACTCATAGATAAACTTGACGATGCGATTGATGCTAGTCCATCAGCTCCTGATTGCAGCACTAACGTTCTTAAATGTGGCCCACCAAGAGTTGATTTTATTGGTGGCGGCGGCCAAGGTGCGAGTGGTACTTCAATTGTAAATGCTCTCGGACAGATAATTGGTGTTTCTATCAATGGGCCAGGATTTGGATTTGAAACTCCACCTCTACTTTCTTTCTTTGATAGTTGTGACAAAGGTTATGGTGGTGGAGGTTATCCAGTCATGGGGCCTGTTTCAAAAATTGCAGATGGAGCATCAGTATTTGTTGGCGGTGCTGGGGGAATACAATTGACATCAAATGGACTTGGAATCAATGCTGGTGGTCAAGGGGGAATACCAGTATTAACTTCCGATGGTAAAACAATTACGGTTGATGGCAATCTATTATTAGCTGGTAGTATTGGTGGAACACCTGTAAAAGCTGATAGTGTCGGTGGAATACCCATACTTGTTGATGGAGTTCCTGTCATAATTAATGGTCAGGGTGGTAAGGGTTTAAGTGCTGGTGGATTTCCTCTAGTTGTAGGTTCTACTAAAGATATCGCTGGTGTTGGCGCTGGCGCTGGTGGTGTTGGCGCTGGCGCTGGTGGTGTTGGTGGTGTTGGCGGTGTTGGCGGTGGTATTGGTCTTGCTGCTGGAGGTTTTGATGGTTTTAATGTAACTGTTGGTGGTGAGAGTAATGAAGATTTATTATACGTTCCTGATTCAAACGGAGATCAACTAGGAGTGGTTGGCACTGTAATCACTAGTCCTGGCCAAGAGTATCTACCAACTACAACAGAAACAACTCTTAATCCAGATGGAACTTTAACCGAAAAAGAAGTAATTCCTGACCCAAATGGAAATTATGATGGGAAAACCTCATATATTACTTCATTAGGTGATGTTGTTATTGATAACGTTGGATTTGGATATTCAGACGATGATACAGCGACAGTGAGTGGGGGTTCTGTTGGTTCTGCTGGTGGTACTTTGCCAGGCGGTTTGCCAGTCGGTGCAACTGGTGATACTTTGCCAGGCGGTTTGCCAGTCGGTGCAACTGGTGATACAATACAGGAGCCAGGTCAAGCTGAAGTTGAATTAAATATTCAAAACGGTTACATTGTGGGTGCAACAGTTGTGAATGGTGGTTCTGGATTCACTGCGCTTCCAGATATCACGATAAATAGCGATACTGGAGCTGGTGCTAAAATAAGACCAGTTCTTAAATTCACTAAGGTTGATGATGCATCTCAACTTGCTCAAGTAACTGAAAATGCAGTTGTGACTGTAATTAGTTGTATCGAAAAATAAATGTCAAAATCACCAAACGATAAAAAGAATATAGAAAGGCAGGCTAAGTTAAGGTATGCCATTCAGAGTGGTCAGAGTAGTATTCATGGTGATACAAACTATGAAATCCAAACTCAGGAAGCTCAGTCTTTTGGATTTTACGCCAGCACAGGTCAAGGTGCATCTGAGGGTGGTGGGCCTGGCACAGGTAAACATGTTTTATACACGCCAGGTTCTTCAACAGAGGTTCTTGGTGAGGGTTTAAAAGTTAGAAAGCCTGGTGATATATCACAACTACCAGCAAAGATTGTGAAGTGTAAAAGAGGTGATATGGTTTTTGAGTGTGAAAATGGTAATATATTATTGAGAGCAAAAAATATTTTTGTTGATGCAAATGGTGGTGGTCAAGATGGACAATTCACTGTAAAAGCAGAAAGAATTGCAGACATCGGAGCTCCAGACATTCGACTTCAAGGTGAAAAAATTACAGCAAAGGCCACTAAAGATATGACTGTAATTGCCAAAGGTCAATTTGAGCTTAAGTATGGTTTTATGGTCGCCGCATCTTTTGCTGATGCAAATTTTGGCGCTTTAACAAATAATTTAAAGAAAACTCAATTATCGACACAAAGATCATTATGAATATTTCTAGATTACAATCCGATAAAATAATTGTAGGAACTAATGATGTTTCCTACTCTGCACCTGATGTTGCTCCCACAGGAACTGCGGTGTTGAATGGCCCTGTTTATGTTGGAAAAACTGGTGCATCGCCAGGTTATGAAGCGGTTTTAAATGTAGCATCAAATTCTGCACCTCAAAATTCCCTCGATACTCAACCAGCTTGTAATGCACCTTTAGCTGTCAAGGTAGATGGTGACAGTAAATTTGTCGGTGATGGTAAAACTGGCCCTAATGCAATCACAGTTATAGGTGATATGTTTGTTAGTGGTGCAGTTGATTGTGGTAACAAGGGTAAACTTGCTGCTAGATTCGGTGCTGCGGATGCAAAACCAAAACCATTTGATTTAGTTCATCCTACAAAAGGAAAGGGTCATCGTCTTCGTTATGCCTGTATTGAGGGCCCAGAGGTAGGTGTTTATTATCGTGGTAGACTAAAAGAATCAAATGTAATTCAATTGCCATACTATTGGAAAGATTTAGTTCATGAAGATAGTATCACTGTTCAGTTGCAACCAATTGGATCAAATCAAAATCTTGTAATTCAAGAGTTTAATAATGAATTTATTGTTATCGCAGAAGATTCAACTAATACTGATTTGATTACTGACTTGTCAACTATTGATTGTTTCTATCATGTATATGGTGAGAGAAAGGATATTAATCCTTTGATAGTTGAATATGAGGGCGATAGTTGGGAAGATTATCCAGATCCAAACTTTGATCCAAATAAAGTTGATATGGATAAAAGAATATTTAATGACCCTCGTTTCTCTGGCCCACCTAACACTTACACAGCTTGAAAAAACTAATTTATACCGAGGAAAATTTTATTTCTCCTCATGAGTGTCAAGAACTTATTGAACTATCTAAATCAAATCCAAATGAGATGCCTTATGGTGGTGAGAATCGGGGTGGTGATACATACCTAACAACTCTTGACGGAATATACTTTGAATCACAAAAGAATAACGCTGTTGATAAAGTGACAAATGTTTGTAAGACGTTTGATCCGAGGGTAGTTATAGATTATGCTGGTGTGGTAAGATGGCCTTCTGGCACTTTCATGAGACCTCATATCGATCCACATAGGCCTAATCAAGAACCAGATTTATTTGCAGCAGTTCTTTATTTGAATGATGATTTTGATGGTGGTCATACTTGTTTTAATGAGTGTGAGATAAAACCAGAAACAGGTAAGTTACTTATCTTCTCAAATTCAATATACGAACATTCAGTTAGTAAGACTGTAAATGGTGAGAGATTTGTTCTTAGTATATGGTATAATCAATGAAGAAACTAATATATATTGAAGAGAATTTTATTTCTCTTGATGAGTGTCAAAGATTTATTGATTTATCTCTTGCAAATAAAGAAGAGAAAATTAATTCTAACAGTGAAGACACTTACTCAACCATTGTTGAATGGAAAAATCATGGAGCTTCATACTATGGTGGAGATGTTGATCCCACTGCTCCTTCTTTAGATGATGAAGTTGTAACTAGAGTAAATAGTATTTGTAAAAATTTTGATTCAGATGCTAATTTAGATTATGTGGGAGTGGTGAGATGGCCAATCGGCACGTTTATGAAACCACATGTAGACGATAACAATGTGCATAATCCAGATATGTTTGCTGCAATGTTATATCTAAATAATAATTTCTCTGGTGGATACACTTGTTTTGAAAATTTTGAAGTCAAACCAGAGCCAGGAAAACTCATAATCTTTTCAAATTCACATTATCTTCACTATGTAAATAAGGTTGAGAGTGCGGAAAGATTCGTTCTGTCATTCTGGTATAATTCATTGAATAAATAAACTTAGACAGAATCTGTAATTAGAGAAGAATAGGATGCCTCTTTCAAGACTGGAGAATTTTCTAAAGAATATACAAGGTAATGTTATCTACGTTGACCCCAACGAATTAGATGCGACTGATAGTATTGAAAACCAAGGAAACTCCCAAACACGACCATTTAAAACGATACAGAGAGCTCTGATTGAAGCTGCTAGGTTCTCTTATGTTGTAGGGCAGAGAAATGATAAGTTTGATTTAACAACCATAATCCTCGCTGCTGGTACACATACAGTAGACAACAGGCCAGGATTCATACCTGTAGATGTAAGTGGAAATGCAAGATATACAACAAGATTCGGACAAACAAACCAGATATTAAGTCCATTTGGATTAGGTAGTAACTTTGACTTAACATCACCTGATAACGAACTATTTAAATTGAATAGTGTCCGTGGTGGTGTCATTATACCTAGAGGTACATCAATTGTAGGTAAAGATCTTCGTAAAACAAAAATAAGACCAAAATATGTTCCAGATCCAGAGAATAATAATATAGATCCGACTGCAATATTCAGATTGACAGGTGCTTGTTATATCTCACAGTTCACTATTTTTGATGGTGATCCATCAGGTAACGTATATAAGGATTATACTTCAAACTTATTCACACCAAGTTTCTCTCACCATAAATTAACTTGTTTTGAGTATGCTGATGGTGCAAACGCAGTTCGTATTAAGGATAGTTTCATAGATGTAACTTCAACATCAACTGATCTTGATATGTATTATCAGAAAGTTGGTGATGTATATGACGCTGGTACAGGTAGACCAATTGAACCAGACTTCCCATCAGGTAGTCTTGACTTCCAAACAAGAGTTGAAGAATATCGTATTGTTGGTTCAAAAGGTCAACAGGTTGGTATTTCATCTATTAAGGCTGGTGACGGTGCAACTGCATCCACAACTGTCACTGTTGATTTAGACTCAACACTTACAGATCTTTCAATTGACACTCCTGTTCGTATCTCTGGTATTAGTACATCAGGATACAATGGTATCTTTGTTGTATCTGAAGTTGTTTCAAACACACAATTCAAGTATGTTGTAGGTGCTGCACCAAACAACCCACTACCAACACTGACAAGTGCAAACGTAAACATTGAAGTTGATACTATCAACTCTGCTTCACCATACTTGTTTAACTTATCGAAGAGATCAGTCTTTGGTATGAATGGTATTCACTTAGATGGATCAAAGGTAACTGGATTTAAGAGTGGATTACTTGCACAGTTTACAGGTAACGCACTTCAGAAGGATGATAAGGCATTTGTTCGTTACAACTCAACATCAGGACAGTATGAGGATTACACAAGTGTAGACAACTTACACTTAGACCCTTCTGCAATCTATCGTCCAGAATATGAATCAACTCATGTTCGTGCATCAAACGATTCAATTGTTCAGGCAGTTTCTGTATTCGCAATCGGACATAAGAGTCAGTATGTGGCTGATACAGGTGGTGAACTATCACTTGCAAACTGTAATGCAAACTTTGGTGAAAACGCACTTCTATCCGATGGATTTAAGAGAACAGCATTTACTCCAGACAACGCTGCATATATCACACATATCATTCCGCCAAAAGAAATCACAGACGGTAATGCAAATGTAGATTACTTATCACTTGATGTAGATAAAACAATTGGTGTGGGTGCATCAACAAGATTATATTTTGAAGGATTTACAAATAAGGATGCACCACCACCACATATTGTAGATGGATTTAGATTTGGTGCTGCGTTAGATGACAAAATAAGATTACAACTCAATGTTAATGGAAATGAAGGTGATTTCGTTTCTAAGATTGTGATGCCGACTGCAACTGGTATTACAACTCTCACAGGTGAAAAGAGATATGTTGTTGATAATGCTGTTGGTGTAAGTAGTATTAGTTCAAATATTATATCACTTAAAACAGATCATAACTTAATTACAGGTGAATCAATTCGTATCATTGCCAATGATGGTTTCCTACCTGATGGTTTAGAAGAGGATCAAGTTTACTTTACAATCAAAGGCAGCAATGATAATGATCTAAAGGTTGCAAGAACTTTAAATGACGCATTAGATGGCACAGCTCTTACTATCAATAACACTGGTGGTGAACTTGTGGTTGTTAGTCGTGTGTCTGATAAGAAGTCTGGTGACATTGGACATCCAATTCAATTTGATGATATAAACAAACATTGGTATGTTAATGTTTCAATTGAAGGAACTAATAATGAAATCTATCCTACATTCGTAGGTGTTGGAACAACTGCTCTTGGTACAAATACACCGAAGTCATTCTTCATAAGAAAAGAAAACTCAAGAAGTCTTGATGATTCAATTTATAAGTTTAGATATGTAATCCCTGCTGGAATTACAACTGCAAGACCACCAATCGAAGGTTATGTCTTACAAGAAACAAGTGATGTCACTGGTTCAACTGATGCAGAAATCACAACTACATCATTAACTAACATTGATGATCAAAGAAACTTCCACTTTATCAATGAGGCAAACTGGTCAAACAACGTTGCAACAGTGATGTCGGAAGAACCACATAATTTAACTGTTGGTTCTGTTGTCAATGTTAACCAGATTACATCTGCTGATAACGCCACTGGTATCGGTAGTTCTGGATTTAACGGAAGATTCTCAGTCATAGGTATTACAAGCGCAAGAGGATTCCAATATTCACTTAATGTAGATCCAGGCACATCAACTTTAGATTCACAAACAAGAACTGTAGCTAACTTACCTAACTTCTCGAAGAGTGAATATGCACAGAGTTTCTACATCTATGAGTCAGAAGAGATAAAAGAACATATTACAGGAGAACAAGATGGTGTCTATCACTTGACCTGTCTTCATTATGATGTCAAACCAACCGTATCGCCATTTACAAACTATAAATTCAGTCAACCAGTTAAAGATTTATATCCGCAGGTTGACCGAGATAATCCTGTATCAGATCCTGATGTTGCTATCAGTCACGCTGTATCAAAAACAATTGGTAAAGTCGCATCAAGTGATTTAAAGAATAGTCTTACTAAAGATACACAAAATAAATTCTTACGACAAAACGGTATTAGTGTAGGAATTACAAGTATTGTTTCTGACAATGGCGCTGGTCTTGCTCACACTGCATACTTAACTGTTGAACATAATTTAAATTCAATTCTGTCTGTTGGTATCGGATCATCAGGTATTGGATACGGAGAAGGTTCTGCAACAACACTACATGGTGCAAAACTTGTCGGTGTTGGTTTAGGTAGTACAGCGAGTGGTGGTGCAACTGCAAACATCACAGTTGATGCTCGTGGTGGTATCACTGGAGTCACTATTGTAAACGGTGGTGGTGCATACGGTATCGGTAACTCTGTTCAAGTAGTTGGTGTTACGACTTCTGCTGGACATGTTGTTGGTGTCTTAACAGTTACGAGTGTTTATGATGCGACTGATCAAGTTGTGCAGATCGCTGGTATTCGTTCTGATACTAACTTAAAACTGAATAATACATTCCGAGTCACCGCAACACCTAGTCCTAAACAGGTATCGTTCGCATCTACGGAAGTCATCGATTTTGGTAGATCGTTAGGAGGAAGTAGTAATAATATCACAGTTGGTTCTGCAACGTCAGATGCCACAATGGCGTTTGTTGGCCCTGCAATTGGTGTCACACAAATTTCATACGACATTACAACTGGTATCGCAACAGTTGGAACTGGTATCACAGCACATGGATTACTCGCTGGATCTAAAGTTAAATTAGCTGGTGCTGGTCAAACTGTATATAATGGTGTCTTTATCGTTCAAGAAAACGTAGGACTCAACACATTTACAGTTAATATTGGTGTATCCACTGTATCCGCACCAACTTTATCTGGAACCGTATTTGGATTCCCTGGCGGATATTCATCTGCTGATGGTGCGATCAGTGCTGATGATGAGAAGATTGGAAGTAGAATGTCTAATTTCTTTGTTGGAATCACTACGACACTCTCTGCTGGTATTACATCCACATCATCTTCAATCAGTATCTCAGATGCCACTGCAAGTGGATTGAATATTGGTGATTACATTATGGTTAATGATGAGATGATGAGAATCAAAAACACATCAATCAATGAAGTGTTTAGAGGTGTGTTCGGAACTAAGTCAACAAACCACATATCAGGAACACAGATTAAGAAAGTTCGTGTAGTTCCTGTTGAATCAAGAAGAAACTCATTGATTCGTGCTGCGAACCAGACATTTGAATATGTTGGATTTGGTCAAGGTAACTACTCTGTTGCTTTACCAGAGAAACAAACGAAGGTTCTATCTACAGAAGATCGTAAGTTAGGACAAACACAGAAGAGAGGTGGAGGACAAAACTTCTACACAGGTTTAAATGACGTTGGTGAATACTTCATTGGTAACAAGGTCATTAAAGGAACAACAGGTGAAGAAGAAATATTTGATGCACCTATCACATCTGTAACTGGTGAAGGACATGATGTTTACAAGACAGATACAGATGCAATCAAAGTCACTGGTGGTGCAAACAAAGATGTATTATCTGAGTTCAATGGCCCATCAATCTTTACTAATAAGGTAACATCCACATCTGTTGATGGTATTGAGGCAGTATCATTACAATTACAGGGTGATGGTAAAGTTGCAAGAAAGATTACAGTCGGAATCGCAACACCATCAGTCGGTGGTGCTGCTGGAGATGTGGTTCTCACTACTAAACCATCAGAGTCTGGTTACGCTGGTTGGGTCTTCACTACACAGAATACTTGGAGAAAGTTTGGTCTAGTATCGAAAGATGAAGACTCAGTTGTTGTAAGTGTCGATAAGATCGGCATTGGCACTACAAATCCATCTCAAGAACTCGATGTCAATGGTAGTGTCAACATCACAGGTGTTTTAACTGCTACCTCATATGGAGATATAATCTCATCTGGAATCGTATCTGCAACTGAGTTTTCTGGAGATGGATCCGCACTTACAGGTGTAATTGGAATCGGATCTGGTTTTACAGTTTTAGATAGTGGAAGTTCAGTTGGAACTGCAGCGACTGTAAACTTTGCTGATAATCTAACTGTTCAATTCTCAACTGGTATTGCAACAGTTGTTGGTGCTGCTGGAACAGACAATATCATCACAGATAAGTTGAATGTTACAGGTATTTCAACTCTACAAAATGATGTTTTAATTGGAACTGGTATTACTCTCAGTCCAGACGGTGATTTATTCACAACTGGTATCGCAACAGTCGGTGGTTTAAATGTAAATGGTGACATCACATATGATGAGGTGACTGGTAGAAACTTAAATGTATCAGGAATCGCAACAGTTGGATTTATTACTTCATCAAACGCCTTCTATACTGGAGTTGTAACTGCAACCACATTTGTAGGTGATGTCACAGGTAATGCTGATACTGCAACCACATCATCAAATCTTGCTCTTACTGATGAATCATCAGATACAACATGTAACGTATTGTTTGCTACAGCGCCAACAGGAAACTTACCACCCAAGACTGGAACAAATCTTACATTTAATTCCAACACAGGTGATCTTGCAGCAACAAGTGCTACATTTGAACATACATTTGTTGGATCTGCTGTTACAACCAGTGAATCTGGAATCAACGTTGTTGGTGTTGTTACTGCTACTACAGTTAGAACTACAACTGGTATCACATCCACAAGTTTGAAAGTTGGTGATGGTGTCACAATCAGTGGTGATGGAGATATAATCACAACTGGTATCACGACAATTGGTAAGAGAATTCTTGGAATCTCTACAAACAATATCATACCATTCTTATATAATAACTACTCAGATTTACCATCTGCATCAACATATCATGGTGCATTTGTTCATGTTCATGTCGCTGGTAAGGCATTCTATGCACACGCTGGTGCTTGGACTCAGTTAGTCAATGTAGGATCAGAACTTACAGTCGGTCTTGGAACTGAGAAATACAATGTTGGTATTCTAACTGCAAGCACAATTAAAGTCGGATCTGGTGTGACACTCAGTTCAGATGGAGACGCATTTGTAAGTGGTATTTCAACCGCAACCAAGTTTGTTGGTGATCTATCAGATGCAGTGACATCTAGATGGACATTAGGTGCAAACGGCACTAGTCACTATACATTCACAGGGCCTGGTGGATTAAGTAATACAGACGACCCAACCATTTATATTGCAAGAGGACAGACGTATGAGTTTAATAATCAGTCTGGTGGAAGTCATCCGTTCCATATACAGACAAGTTCTGGTGCTTACAATGCAAGTAATCTTTATACCACAGGAGTTACGAATCCTGGCGCAGCAACTGGAGTGATTAAATTCGCAGTTCCATTCTCTGCACCAAACACATTGTATTATGTTTGTCAGAATCATTCAAACATGGCTGGAACAATAGTCGTCTATCCAAGCATCTAATCTCATAAATAAAAAGAAAAGGGTGGAGAGTGAAACCCAATGGCAGTAAATAAGAATTTTGTAGTCAAGAATGGCTTAGAGGTTGATACCAACACCCTCTTTGTGGATTCAGCTAACAACAGGGTTGCGATAGGTACAACAGTTCCTACCGCAACTCTTGACGTTCGTGGAAAAATATTATCAGATAGTCAGGTAGAAAGTTTTGTAGGTAAGTTCGTAGGTATCGTTACTGCTGGTGCAGTCGGTGTTACCACAATGACTGCTGGTGCTGCAGTCATCTCAGGAGTTGCAACGGTTGGATTTATAAGTGCCACATCATTGAACGTTGTCACAGGATTTTCAACAGTTCAAGCTTTTTCTTCAAAAGATCTAACTGTTTCAATTGGTGCAACAATATCTGGTGATCTAAATGTTGGTGGTGCTGCGACAGTTGGTGGTGCATTAACAGTCACTGGTTCATCCAAATTACAGGATACACAGGTTGGATCAGCTCTTACAGTCACAGGTATATCAACATTCACAGGTGCATCTAAGTTTGCAAACACGGCAAGATTTGAGAAAGATATCGCAGTTGGATCTGCTGCAACTGTTGGTGTTCTAACAGTCACAGGTAACGCTTACTTTAATGGTAATGTTGATATTGGTGGTGACATAACCTTTGATGAGGTGAATGCCAGAAACCTAAATATATCAGGAATATCGACACTTGGATTTGCTACTGCTGCAAATGCATATGTTGCTGGTATGACAACCACTCATCTATTGAATGTTGGTTTTGGTGCAACAATGGTGAAGGTGCAAGGAACACCAGCAACCAGAGTTGGTATCAACTCAATCGGCCCTGCATTTACTTTAGATGTAGATGGTGATTCAAATGTCACAGGCACAGTTCGTCAGGCTGGAACTAGCGTCTTGACCACAGCGAGTGGTGACGCAACTGCTCTTGCAATCGCTTTAGGATAATCAGAAAATGGCAAACACGTTTAAATTAAAAACAAAAGCAAATGTGGGAGTGACCACAGTAGGAATTTATACTGCTCCTGCCGCAACAACAACTGTTGTGATTGGTATCACACTTGCAAATACATCTGGATCTGGTGTCAACGTAGGAGTTGGAATCACTCGTGCAGGCACAACTGAGGATGTTAAGTTACTTAAGAATGCTCCTATTCCACAAGGATCATCACTTGAATTTATGGGCGGAAATAAAGTAGTATTAGAAGCAACAGATACAGTGACAGTCGATAGCGACACAAACAATAGTGTTGACGCTTCACTAACAATTATGGAGATTACATAACGTGGCACTCACTAAAATTACAGGTCAGGTTATTAACAATACCACTGACTTAGTGGTAGGTGTTACCACTGTTGGTGGTGGATTAAGTGCTACCGACGGATTTTTTAGTGGTATTGTAACCTTTAGTGGTGATGTAAGTATCGGTGGAACATTAACATACGAAGATGTAACAAATATAGATTCAGTTGGTTTGATTACTGCTCGAAACGGTATTGTAGTTGGTAGTGGTATAACTTTAAGTAAAGATGGTGATGGATTCTTCACAGGTGTTGTAACTGCAACAAGTTATTCTGGTGATGGTTCAAATTTAACAGGAATTGATGCAACACAGATAGTTACAGGTAACACAAGTGTTCAAACTGTTGATACAGGTTCAGATGGACATATTAAATTCAATACTGAGGGTAGTGAAAGACTTCGCATCAACTCAGCGGGGAATGTCGGCATCGGAAGTGCATCTCCAGCTGCTATTCTTGAAGTTCAAAAGAATGGTATTCCAGCAATCATATCAAATTATGACAATCAAAAACACATTCGGATGACTGTTGGTGGCAGTGGTGGTGGATTCTCTCAAACTACTGGTAATTTCTTCGCTTTTCAACATCAACCATATGCAGATAGAGGAACTGATAATAATTTAACAGAAAGAGTTCGCATCGAAGAAGGTGGAACTCTCAAAGTTAATGAGAACTTAAGTGTTGCTGGTATTGCTACAGTTGGATCTGCTGTCACAATCTCAGAGTCAGGTATTGAAGCATCAGGTATCGGAGTTACGATTGCGAGTCTAAATGGCGGTCAAACAAGTATGAACCGCAACATGGTGAAAAATGGAGCTATGGTGATATCTCAACGTGGGACAAATGCTTTAACTTGGGGACAGGGTAATGCTTATCAAATTGATACTATGCGTGGTAGAAATAATGGTGGTGAATTCAGCATGCAACAAATGACAGATGATGCTCCAGCAGGAACTGGATTATATTATTCACTAAAGTGTCAGGTAACATCAGCTGATACAAGCGTTGGTGCTACTGAATATAATACTGTGGTTCATATTGTTGAGGGTTTTGATTTTCAACGAACAGCATTTGGAACATCAGGAGCAAAAACTCTCACATTAAGTTTTTATGTAAAAAGTAATCTCACTGGAGCATTTACTGGTTCTTTTGTTAATGTTGGTAATAATAGAAGTTTAGCATATAATTATACAATTAATTCTGCAAATACTTGGGAGAGAAAAGTAATTAATGTTCCTGGCGATACATCTGGAACTTGGAACAAAGGTGATAGTGTAGGAGTAAAGATAATTTTTGCTTTAAAAGTTGGATCTAGTTTCCAAACTTCAAATGCGGGTGTTTGGGAAGCAACAGAATCAATGGGCACAACCTCTGGTCAAAATTTAATGGCAAGCACTTCTAACAACCTTTACCTCACAGGCATACAATTAGAGGAGGGAACCGAAGCCACACCATTTGAACATGTTCACTATAGTGAGGTACTCCGACAATGCCAACGTTACTATTGGCAAGTAAATGATAATAAGTACAGACGAGTTGGTGGTTATAAAAGATCAGACAGTAACGTACACTTTGAAATGCAATCACCTGTTCCTATGAGAGTTGCACCTACACCAACTCTGTCAGATGGGGGTATATTTACAGACTTCCACTCTAATTTTGGTAGTACTCAAAGTAGCCCTCAAATTACTGAGTGGGATGTGAATACAGGAAAAGGACTACTAGTAATATCATCCACTTATGCTTCTACAAATCTCTTTATTCCTTCTTGGGAAGGATATCAATTACAATTATCATCGGAGTTTTAATTGACATCATCAAAACTATGATATATAATAGAGATAAAATTATTTTTTAATTATGTCGGAAGTAGTCGATCATCAAACTCATCTTAAGTCACTTGCTGAACAACAAGTTGCACTTTCTAACGAGATTGAAAGCAAAAAAAATTTATTAATGAAAGTCACAGGTGCGATTGAGTATCTTACAGAAATTGGTGTGACTTTACCAAAAGAGGAGGAAACAACTCCAGAACCAGAAGCACCCTCAGAACCAG